TTATGAACAATTACACCTTAAATCTGTCCTCAAATTCGACCTCTTATATTGCCCACATGGCGCAATTGGAGTTTGACGACTTTACCAGACTTACTCTGGACCTTTCAGATATAGCAGAACCAGTCCTTCCGGTATATGTCAAGATTGATTGGGGATTTGGTGACTCTGTTCTATATGATAATAACATCTATAGAACTGGAAGTAACCAAATCAACATCGTAAGGTATAGTCCCCTATTCACAGACACCTATTCTAATGACTACTATCCATCGGAGACTGCTTTATACAAGTCTCTGTCAGGTCAGGTCTTGATTCGTTACTCCAATGGGGATGTCTCATGGATTGTCATTCCGATTAGAATTAGAACCTATGGGTATTCCGAGTCTATTGGGGATTTGACGCTGATAAACACCAATATTTTACCTATCGATAGTAATGTAAGTGAGCATCAGTTGAAAACATCAAATAAATGGTTAATTGAGCTTCGCGGAGACTAAATATATAGATGGGGAGATACTCAAAATATACAACAGAAGCCGGAATATACAAATTAACTTGCGAAGTTAATGACAAGATTTATATTGGAAAGGCAGTCAATCTGAGAAGAAGAATTAATTCACATAAATTTGTCTCGAAGGATGGATATTTCCAAAGAGCTATAACAAAGCATGGGTGGGATTCTTTTAAGGTTGAAATATTGGAAACATTTGACAACTTTGATAAGTTAAAAGATAACAATTCTCTTCTTGAGAGAGAATCCCACTACATTAGGTTGTTTGACTCTACTAATGTAGATAAAGGGTATAATGTCTGTAAATACTCCACTGACAGAACTGGAATACCAATGTCTACACAAACTAAAGAAAAAATAAGTATATCTAAATTGGGAAAGGTTAAATCAGAAGAAACAAAAAATAGAATGAGAACTAGCCGCCTCGGAACACAACATTCTGATGAAACTAAAGAAAAGATTAGACAGGCTAGATTGGGAACAAAACACTCAACAGAAACAAAGGAAAAGTTAAAACAACGAAAACATTCTGATGAATCAAAATTGAAAATGAGAAGTAAAACGCTATCCAATGTGCATAAAGAAAAGATAAGACAGAGTATGTTGAGAAAGAAACAAGTTGATGGTTATATCTTAGACCTTCGTGGGGATTAAATAGTTTAGTGGAGTCAATCACTGAAAGTTTATCTGTCCTTAATTCTCCCTCATTAAGCTCAAACCTGTTTGGATTAAACTACAAGCAGATCCGAAGAACTTATCCGGGGGATTATGCATTCAATTTTGTAATTGGATTGTCTTCGTGTAATGATTTTTCCACGAAGAACTATACCAACTTCTATTTGACCAATAGAATGAAGGTTTCTGACGTTTTTGATATCGATGACGATAAGGTGAAGGTTGACGACTTCATCACACCTATATCATTCGGGGGGACTTACCTATATTTCGATGAGGTGAACCAAAACTACGGACTTCCCCTGTTTTCGAGTGATATTAACGACTCAAACATCCATTTGGATCTGTTTGGAGACAATCAGTGTCACATATATCACATCAAGGACTATAAGCGTTACTATCTGGTGTGTGATAACCTGAATAATCTATACTTCGTTCGTGAACGATACCTTGATTTCAGCGAAGATACCACCAATCCTCAAGATTTCATCTATTTGTTCTCTGAGGATGAGAAGAAGATCTTTTTCTTCAAGGATACGGCTACTGAAAACCTATTCTTGACCAATGAGTTCGGTGTTATGGTTACAACTCCGATTGTTGATGATAATATCCTCTCATATCTGGCCAAACCATTCACTATCAACCGAAATCTATACTTTGATCCATCTCAAAGCTTGGATATGTCCTTTATTACCTACAATATAGATAATACTGTAAATTCCGATAAGAGTTTGTTTGATCTTACCAACAACTTCCTATTACATAAGAAATATTCTGTAAAACATGCTAATACTGACATCATGTTGATGAAGAATCAACTATTGGTGGATGATGTCTTCTCTTCTTCGAACAGTTTACTGTCTGCTGGTGATACTGGACTATATGTTAATGATTTGAGAGAATACACTAGCATATTCAATGACGTTAAGGAGGAAACTACCTCCGAATTGGAGTTGAACTACGTCTTCTACAACCAATCTTACAAGATTAAGTCAGGTTCTAATACGTTCATAAGCCCGTCTAGCATGTATCCATTCGCAAAGCTTAATATCAACGATAGTAAGTTCATTCCAAGTGGTGCATTCTCATATATCACACCAGAATTTGCAGATAGAGTATATCATGTGTCCAACGAGCCTCAAAATGCTGCTGAAGGACAATACTTACTATGCACTTGGTTGTCAGGATCACCTCTTGGAACTGAAAAGGTATGGGTTGATCGTTATTACTATCCCGATCTGATTGAAAAGGAAGCAGCTATAGCTTCTAAACCTTATCAATACCCAACATACAACGATTATATCGAAAATCTGATTCAATCAAACACTGCATTGCAGAATGTTGTGGTTAAACAGAAGATCTTCGATAAATTGAGTGATTTTGTGTTTGAACCAACACAAACATACATCTATGAAAGGATATCGCGTAGCTTATTCACACCTCCACCATCAACAGTGAACTTCTGTGATAGTGTTTCAGTGACATATCCAAAGAATTACTTCAAAGATCTGAATGAAGCAGGTAAATTCACGTTCTCAACCTTCTTTAAGGGTGATAGTAGAACTTGGACGCTATCCAGCGACAGAAATGCGATCAATTCAGGTGTCGATATCGTCAAAGGTGTTGATTCTCTGACAATCACCTACACATTGTTCGATCCATCAACTCAGACATATCAACCATTCACAGTAACCACTAGTTACAAAGCATTTAAGGACAACTTCCTCTCTATATCAGTGGATTCTATCGCTGGTGTTGGATACTTCTGTGTGAATAATGAAATAGTTCTGTCATTCACTATCCCCCAATACCAATACACCATCAAACGACTGTTGTATGGTGACTTCTTCGTGGTTGTAAGTGGAACTAAGCACAATGTTCTTGCTTATGGTGATGCTGTCTTCGAACCGACCATAACTGCCACTTATACTCCACCAGAATTCTCATTCACGGTGCCTTTAATAGCTGGAAAGATTCAAATTGATGACATCTACATCACACTTCCTTGTGGAATGAGAAATGGATCAGATAATATTGCATATCTTCAACAGTTGTGTAATGCTTCAGCGTTCAAATCGAACAACATCAATATTCTGATCAAAAACTTAAATATTGATAACCAAACAGTGTTACAAGGTGTTGAGGATACCATTCTTAGCAGCATTAAAGACTTTATACCTGCTAACAGTAAGGTCAACAACGTAACATTCACAAACTTCAAATGACTTCATACTTCAAATACACTTCTGGGGAAGCATTCACTCTAAACAACTCCGATTACGTTGGATTCTTTCACATAGTCGATGGTGTCCCATACACTGAGAAGAGTGATTCAGAAGATATGGTGGAATTGACACCTAAAAGCACTTTCATGTCCAAATTCTACATGGAATTGGGATCATTTAATACTGTTTATAAAGGAATTCAAGCTTTAGAGCCTTATTATAGTAATGTATTCGATCTTCTAAACAAACAAGGTCTTGATTCTGCTATGGAGTTCCTTGATGATGGGAATCTCACAGCTTTCAAGGGAAATGTATTGGGAAATCCTGTGGTTTATAGATTTGAAGAGAATGGTGGGTTCTTTTATGGTCTGTCTTCCATAACTGATACCATGAATGGTAAGGGTAATAGATATTACGCGATTCCGTTTGAAGAACCATGGGCTTTCTTGGATGAAATCAAAGCAGCGACGTTCACAGTTGACACATACGACAATTTTAAATATTTCGCAACCAATGGAACAGCTTTATATGTTCTATCTGGTAACTTTGTCTCTCCGACTCCATTAGCGGTAGTTTCTTCAACGAATTACCACCCATTCCCTCCAACTGGTGACACAGACTATGTGTATGGACTATATAATGACCTCGAAGCTCAACAATTGTTCTTCGTTAAGACTGATACAATTGATATCTACGACACATCCAACTTTGATGACTGCGGAAATCTTATCATCGTTGATCAGATACAACTGAATACAACTTCGACTAGAGAATACATCTGGAATCTTACTGATATCAAATGGGGTGATAGTTCAGATCGAGCTAAGTGGACAACCAAATTCACAATTGAGAACTCAAACAATCCACATTTCATCAAGTTTGGTGATAATGTAAGAACTTCCGTATCAAACAACACCCTTTACATCATCAATAAACATTCTTCTGAGATATATAACCAAATTTCTCTTTCAGAGTATAATGTTTCTGAGATTTTATCAATTGATGTAAGAAACACTGACGATAACATACTAATTCTCTATAAAAGCTCAGATACTATCCGAGTATTGTATATTGACAGTGAAGAAGGTGTCCTAGATGACCTCAAACTCGAAAGTATCCTAATACTTGATGGATATTTCATAGATGCTGACCCAACCCCTATAGATTTTCCAGCTTATACTATAAAATTCTCGGATATCGATTCCGATATGTTCTATGTGTATAATAAATTTGAATATCAGACTAGATTCATATCAAATCCAACATATCCTGCTGGAAGATTGGAATTGAACGAACTATACTATCCTCCAAACTATAAATGGGGTGATGCTACCATAAAATATAATCTTTTCTTCGCCAGATGGAGTTATGCAAATGATGAGTCTAATTTCTACAATAACTTAATCTCTACTGAGTTGAGTAAGAATGATAAGATGTATATGATCCATCAAAATGTGGGAAGAGTGTATGCAATGCATCAACCACCGAATGATCGCTTCTATAACTCGATTCCTCTAAATCTTGTGGCGAATTTCAATGGAACTGTATGCTCTGAGTCAACATTTGGACTATACTTCAACAATTCCATCTCAAACATAGTCAAAGACACGGTGAATATGTTCATTAAGTCCTATGGGAAGTTTGAAATCGCTGAAAGAGCGGTAGCAGTTGAAAAATTAGACGATCTGGTTCAACTTACCAATGATTTATACCTAAATGGAAATGAAACATTCAATGTTCTGTCATTACAGAGAGTATTCCTACTCATTAACGATTTACAGGCATCATTAATCCCAATTTCAGTTGAAAATTGATGATTGGTGATAAATAATCTCAATGAGTTCTTTAACAGATTTATATATTTCAGATTCTTATACTGGATTGCTTCATGCTGGAGGAATTTCTCTTCCTGTAACTGGACAAATCACCATGTATGATGGTTCTGGACAAGTTTCTTCCTTGTCTTTAGGGATAGCTGGACAGGGTGCGGATATTACGGGAAGATTAACCACTGATAACTTAACAGTGGGAACATTGGTATATCCATCAACTCCGGGATCAGTTGGTTCATTTCTATATCAAGAGAATTCGACATCTTTGGGATTTATTACCGAAGACGAGTTATTCCCAAATATTATCGAAGCAGGAACTTATGATAGGATTAAAAGTATCCAAGTTACCGATAAAGGTTTTGTCACCGACATTAATCAATGGCCAACTGACGGAAGCAATACAACTATTACTTTCACTACATATTTCAACGGTGCCATCAAACAAGGTGACATTACGTTCGAAAACGTCGTTCCCGGTGGAATAGTGGAATCTGATTGGGTTCTTCTAAACTTAACTGGTGCCTATGATGATATGTTGGCTGGTATCTTCTTCTTGGAACCACTGGACCAACAAGACTTGAGTGGGCAGACGAGATATGTTATATATGTATCACCTGATGGCACTGATGGAAATAGAGTTCCTGTATTGGCAATTGAAGGAGACGAAGACGATGAAACTATGGTTGGAACACAATTCAATACGGTAATTGGAGATGGTCAATTATTTTTCAAAATCGTCACAACTCTTGGAGACGTTGATGCAGTTACATATAGAATTTGGGGAGTAGCTAGACAAGGATAATTATGGCCGAAATCATCATTTCAAAATTAAAACTCATTAGAGGAACGAATGACCAGAGAAAATTGGTCATTTTGGATCAAGGAGAACCTGCATACACAACAGACACCAAAAGAGTATTTGTTGGGACTGGAACTCTGAGTGGAGGTTTTGTGGTTGGTAGTAAGGTCCACTCTCCATTATTAAACTTCTTCTCCCTATCCACTCTCGCTGGAGAGATTGGAGACTTGGTTAATGTAAACAACAAGTTTTACCAACTAACTGCATTAAATGCATCAGATGTCAGTTCGTGGGCAGATGTAAGTGCAAGAGTGGACACAAGATTCTTATCTTATGACGCTAGCAATGCCATAACTCTCAACCTAAGTGCTCTTTCCGCATCCTATATCAATCCATCCACTATTGGTGATGGATTGAAGGTAGATGCAGGCATACTTCAACTAGACTATTCAACTGAATCTCTTGAGATCTCAGGAAACAGCGTTGCTATTAAAGCTGGTGGTATTACTGAACGTAATATAGCATCGACTGCATTATCATCTGGTCTTACTGGAGGTTCTGGATTACCAATTCAACTAGATATCGATACGGATTACTTCATGTTTGATGGTAACAAGTTGAGCCTATCTTCCATTCCAACATTCCCTCTTGAATTCTCCGATCTTGATCCTGCTTGGTTCAGTGATGGACTTACTTATGATAGTGGTGGCGAAGTAATCACTGCCGTTATTGCAGGTGTTGATAATAGCACAATTCAACTGAGTGCCAATGAGATATCAGTAAACCCTGATATGTTTGGTGCTGGTCTTAATTATGATCTTGGAACTGACGTTGTATCTCTCAGTGAGATTGGGGCAGCTTCAACAACTGAATGGCCAATGATATCTGTTGATGTTCATGGTAGAGTTACTTCAACACAGAACGCAGTATATGATATATTCAAATCTGATTCAAGTTTAAGTGGATTCAACTACAAAGACAGCTTATCAGGTATATTCAATGGTAGTCCAACTGGTGTATGGTCCCCATTAGATCCAACTACATCATTAATCACTAGATTCACAGCTTTATCATCTGATAATACAACTGTTGTCGAACTATCATCCGCTGGGTTCCTTGTATTCGAAGGTAACTATCAAACAAGAGGTGGAGCTAATGATACAATTAACCGATTTGCAATACCAATCTTTAGATTCTAAATAACAGCATGGAAATTTTTCAAAATACACTAATTAAACTGGTTGTCCGTCAGGGATCAGATTCAGATAGGAAGAGAGTCCTATTAACATCTGGTGAACCAGCATATACTACAGACACACGAAGATTCTTTGTGGGTAATGGTGTATTGAGTGGTGGTGATCTCGTTGGTAATCTATATCAAGGAGACTTCACTGGTGGAGATCCTTCAACTGTTGAACCAGCAGAGATTGGGGATCTAGCCTATGATACCGATTCAAGAAAACTATACAGATTGAAGTATCTAAACACTGGTTTCCTATCCTCATGGTCGCAGATTGGTGGTGTCTATATCAGTGGCGACTCTAAGATTGTAATCAGTTCTGATAATGAGGTAACTCTTGCTGCATTGTCTGCTAATAGTTTGGATGCTGATGTAGTTCAAGCTCCAATCATAATGAATGCTGGTAAGATTGGCTTATCTGCAACTATTCCCTTTACTACAGTATCAACAAATACCGTTACGGTGTCTGGTGGTCTATTGGCCTATGCTAATAGCGTAAATGTCACTGGTGTAGCAGTGAACACTCTCTCATCAAACCTGTTGATTACTTCAAATCAACTATTCGCAAAATATAATGGTCTAAGCGGATCTTCTATTGAATATGCAAGAGGTGTTACCGTAAACAGACTGTCCGCTGGTGACTATGTGTTTAACTATGGACCTCTATCAACACCAAATGTCATTCCAGTATGTAATATATATGGAATAGACTTCCTACCGTTCCAAGCAAGAGTGATGACTGCTAATATATCTGCGACCAATGTCCATATCCTTAGTTCGTATGGTGCCAAGTTCGATGCGAATGTATATTTCTCCCTAACATACTAAGATGCCATTACCTACCGATATATTTCTTCCAGCGGATGCGAAATATAATGGGTTTGTTCAACCGGATAAGCCTTTAAACTTGAATTGGGAAATCACTTGGAGTTTTACTTTTGCATTAACTGGAACTGAACATGGATTCTGCACATTCCTAACTTCAAATCCTACCTTGGCATTTGGTAATCCCGGTCAATACTTAGGATACTTGGGAAATACAGGTGGGTTCAACCAATCAGGATTGTTTGCTGTAGGATTTGATACTACAGGGTTGTTTGCTTTATCTAGCACATCAAATGATGGTGTTAAGTTGTCTGCATGTAAACCTCACAGTCTTGTCATCAGAGATTATACAAATGCTGTAATCTTTAACGAAGTTCTGTCTTCTCTTTCTACAGAATTTGTTCTGGTTTCATCTGCTAAGGTATATCAGACTCTAAGGTTCCGTGTCACCAGTGGTGGTAAGAAACTTTACGTTGATTTCAAAAAGGACAACACCGATTACGAACTTCTCGCAAGTGTAACTCTTTCTGGATACACTTTAAGTGCAAACTCCGTTGTATATCCCGGTCTTGCATTCTGCACACCTGTGTCTGGTATCAATGCAACAGCATCTACTATGTTCTTGAAAAATTTTAACGTAGAAGGACTATCAGCAACTCCAACAACGGAAGTTGTCCCAATGGTTTCAATCTACGAAAGTTCTCTGAGCTATACTACTATAGATTCAATCTCGGCATTATAATATGAGCACATCATCTTCTAGTAGTTCTACTACGACGACCACAACAACCACTACTACAACCACTACAACTGGTTCTACTACGGGTTCGTCCTCATGTGTCCCATGTTTACCACCTCCGGGTGCTACTAGCGGTGATCCACCACCTATCGTCCTTCCGACAACGATGACGAAAGCTCCGGTATTCGTTTTAACGACTCCAACGCCTCCCTCAAACCCTTTGTCTATTGTTCCGGTAGTCAGGACAAGCACAACACCTACACCTACACCGACACCAACTCAGACGACGACCACAACAACGACGACAACTCCTGCGCCGTTTATAAAATGTGATACTGGTTGTAATTATTTACAGTTCTGATAATTAAGGTATGCGTAAGCTTACTATTGGCATGGCAACCCATGACGACTTTGACGGATTGTATTTCAGCATCCAAAATATTAGGATGTTTCACAAAGAAGTGTTGGATGACATTGAATTTGTCATCATTGATAACAATCCCTATGGGGTTCACGGGGAAAGCATAAGAAAATTTATCAAGTGGATCGAACAACCTGTTCAGTATCTACCTTTTGATAATTACAAAGCCACGACGTTAAAAAATAAAGTTTTTGACTTGGCTGACACACCTTATGTGATGTGTATTGATTCTCATGTCTTCTTAGACCCAAAATCTATTAAGAAGTTAATTAACTTCTATGATTCAGGTAAGGATCAGGGGAATCTTCTCCAAGGTCCATTGGTTTATGACGATATGAAGAATATCAGCACACATTTCAATCTTGATGTGTGGTCTGATTATATGTGGGGTCAGTGGGGAACTGATCCGCGTGGAAACAATCCAAAGAATGAATGTTTCGAAATCCCAGCACAAGGAATGGGTCTTTTCTCATGTAGAAGAGACTCTTGGCTGGGATTCAATAAGATGTTTAGGGGGTTTGGAGGGGAAGAGGGATATATTCACGAAAAATATAGGGTAAACGGGAAGAAAACTTTATGTTTACCATTTTTAAGATGGTTACATAGGTTTGAACGACCAATTCATCCAACCTACCCCAATATTCTTGAGGACAGGTTCCGTAATTACTACATTGGTTTTAAAGAATTAGGATTGGATACCCAAGTTCTTATTGATAACTTCAAAGGTGTCGTTACCACTGATCTTATTTCAAAGATTGAAAAGGAATTAAAGATTTCCTAATTTAATTTCACATTCTACATCGTGGAGCATTGAGGGATATCGTTCCTTGATGAAATTCTCTATGGCTAATGGTTTTATTAGCTTATCCACATCAAGTTTGAGATCTTCTGCTTTCTTTCCCAAGATATCAAACGCTTCAACTAAACACATCCACCTTGTAAATTCCGAAATACTCATAGTTTCCACATTACCACCCGCTCTATTTATTTCAACTTGCATACACATGTATGATATTCCGGTTTTAATTAATCAATGCTTTTTACCAAGCTATCAAACTTTTGATTCAAATTAATATCGATAGGTTCTGATATAAGGGTCGTATTATAGTCGATTGTGATCCTAAACTTGTTTTTACAGTTATCACACTCTACAATGTTCTCTACTTTAGGTGAGAACAGACCTTCATAGGTGTTTCCACCGCAAACACATGGTAATTCGACCAGTTGAGAGTCAAATATAGTCTCATACTCCGCAATTACAGCATCCTGAGTCTCTAAAAGATTGGAAAGGTCTGATATGGTAGCAATATCATCCTTATTTTCGTGATTATACACTACAAAGTAGAATACTGCTGATACTATAGGTATCAATATACATACACCCTTAGTGAATTCAACGTATGACGACAAACCATACGATAAAGCTGCGATTCCCGCCAGTATAACCGTCAAAGTGACCCAATATTCATCGAATAGTCTTTTCATTGCGGTGATTTTAGCAGAAAAGTCGGGTTTGTCAACTCAGTTCCTCGTATTTTTCGTCCTCGTCGCCTTCGTGGTTGGCACCAATCGTCTGTTTCTCTAAAATTGAGTCAACATTCTTCAAAAGATATACAACCATCTTCTCTGTGTTCTTCTTTAGGATGGAAAGAGACTTCTTATTCTTCACTTCCTTCATTTTTAGGGCAGTTTCGAGGATTTTGCATGCTTGAATGCCCGAATCAATCAAATCTCCATAGTGCATAGGTAGATCCCCAAGCTCGTATGGCAAGATATTAGGTGCTTCAGCATCTTTCTCTTCTTTTTTGTATTGTTTGAACATCTGAGTAGTATCAAGATCGTTCTTGATCTCTCCAGATGCGAATTTTGTTGAATACGGTGAATTTGCCATGATTATATTTAACTAAACTACTAAATAATAATACATATGAGCAAATTTGCCAAAACATTTCTTCGTGTCTTACAAGAAGACGATCTTGAACGTAACGCTATGGAGAACTCATTGGAAGATGACATCGATCCTTCTGAGTTCGATGTCAATTTAGATGTATCTCCAGAGGAACAGCATTCGACTGATGAAGTTGCTGATGCAATGTCACGTAGAAACCAACAAATCATCCAAGAACTTCAAAGTTGGATTGATGAAGTTGAAGGATTCCTACGTTTCCTCAACAGTGAAGAACCTAATAGTGTTCAATCACGCCTTGCTGCTGCCGAACCTGATACAGTTATGGATAAAATGAAGCAATCACAACAAACTAAGATCTCCCGTGTGGCGTCTGACCTTGCTTCGTTGCATCAAAACTTCCTAGGATTCATGGCACAGACTCAAAACTCTCGCTTCAAATACGTCTAATACTATGAAGACCTCTGATAGAGAAGCTATGGGTAAGTTATATCTGGAAAACTGGAATGACAATCCATATAAATCAGATGTAGAAGCCTTAAAGAAGCATCAAATAGATGTTGATCGTGAGAGTGGACGTATTCAACCGAATCCAAGGTCTAATACCTTTGAAGATGATCCAGAAAACATGACAGATCACGAACCGGGTAGGGCTTTAGAAGATATGAAATTTGCTTGGGTTAGAGCAATTCTAGCAGCTAAGAAATACAACGATAATTCCGCTCAAGGTATATTACGATCTGGATTTATTAGTTGGGCTAAAGATAATAATCTCACTAACGATCCAGATGTTCGTGAAGCTTTGGATTCTGGCTCAACAAGAGCAAGACCTTGGGACGGATCTGGTGGTTTTGGAGGCTAAGACAGCTTACCAAACAAAACATTAAATTTGAGAACGCCACCTATACCACAGATGGCGTTTTCTCGTATAAAGGCTCGGGATATTTGATCTATCCCATATTTCATACAGATTTCATTGAAATCCTTGAACTTTCCCCACTTCTTAGGCCAAATGAATACACATTCTCCCTGTTCTAACAGAATCTTTGTCTTCTCTCGGGATGTTTTATCCACCCACTGACTGTCCAACACCCAAATCTTCTTAAAAAGTCTGAGTTCATCCAACTGATCGGACTGTGTGGGTGTAAATCTGTGGTTGCCTTGATTAATTCCCGCCACTGCTACACCGTTCTTGACGAACATAGAGTCAAACGGTCCCTCAAAGATGAAGACTTCATCCAATGATGGATCAACTCTTTCCATTCCGAATATAGATTTGTCAGCATCAAACTTAGATAAGTAGTTTGGCTTGTCATCCCACTCGAAAAGTTTACGAGTCTGGTAGAATATGATCTTACCATCCGTGTTCTTGAATGGAATGATGAGTCTGTTCTTATGAAAGAAGTCGTTCCTCGACAGATATAGAGCATCAGACTTGTTAATTGCCGTATCAAATCGTCTGGACTTGATATATGCCATTGCAGTCTGCACTATATGATCTGTCTTGTAGAAGGATACCTGTTGTGCATCAAATAAGTTGATGCAATCTTCAGGAAGTGTGTTCTGTTTCCTTGGAACGAACTCGTCAGCTTCAAGCTTAACGTCAACCGATGAACAGTTGTTCTCTAAATCGTCCCAGAGTGCCTTGTCGCTCATCCCAGACACTCTTCTGATCCAAGTGTAGGGTGTTAAGCTCTCGCCGCAGTTGTGGCAGAATATGTTGGCATTCTCGGGAACGTAGAAACATCTCTTCTTTCTCCCCCAACTCTTCCCTTCGTTACACAAGGGACAGCATGAGTTGTAAGTATTGTTATACTTGTTGTGGGATACTTTGTATCCTAGTTCGTAAAATTTGGATGTGACGTAATCAGACGGTAAATCAAAGTTCTTCTCAGGGTTATCCCTGTATTTTACGAATATTTCTGTTTTCGTTGAACTTAGCTTTGGAAGTCTTTCTAACATATTTTGGAACTCTCTCGATATACTCTATGATACATTGCTCAACACCGAAGTCAAACTTGTCCTTCGGCACCCATAGGTTTTCCATACTTGGGATTTTTAAGAAACCATAACTAGACTTGTCTGATTCTATGAATAACAACATAGAACCGACATAATCTCCCGCGCTGCAACCATAAATGTTGCCCTCTCTCATCCAATTGAATAGTTTCATCACATTCTTCCACCCATGAATTTGCCAACCTCTTCCATAAATGCATTGTCCAATGCGGACTTCTCCATCTTTTCTTTGTAGATTACCATATTCACCGGGTTTCCATCAAGATCGTATCCAATTATGCGATAGCAGAGTAGGAATTCTCCCAACACACCTATTAGGGCATTATTGATTTCGTTCTTTAAGGGAATCTTTCGTTTTTCTCTCAGTTTTACAGATAAAGCGTCCTTCAGAATCTTATTGATATCTTCGTCGTTGAACTCTTTATAATCCGGCGGTTCTGGATTTTCTTCCATAGATTTATTTAATCATCTACTTTCACAAAAACATTATCCTCAGTCTTTTGTGGAACACCCTTCTCAATGAGATTGGTGACTATGATCTCCATAGATTGTGTCTTTAGGTTGTAATTCTTAGGGAATCTATTACCACCATCATTGAATTCAAACACCACATCACCCTCAAATTCTTTGTTTACATAACATGTAATCAGTAGAGAGTATCCACTTGGATCGACCATGATGGTCCATTTTCGAGGATCGTGCATTCCATATTCCTTGAATAAGCGGATGGCAATAAAGCCACTGTCTCTAAGACGATTCAAAAAGTATCCATTAGTTGTGATATTGTTTTTCTTTTTCATTTGGTTAAGCTTGATACAATATAATTTAGTCCAACGTCTCCATTTTTCAACTCGATGCGACCGATGCCCATCTTATTGATCTTAAATATAAACGAATCAGACGTTCCAAATGATATGAGACGCACGTTATCCAAGTTAAGGATGAACTCGTCCATTTCGAAATCTACATCCTCACCAATGATAGTGAGAACATCTGTATTCTGCATGGTCCTATCACCTAAAGACCAAACCAGTTTGTCATCCTCAGTGAAGATGTATAGTTTGTTTGTGTCCTTGAAGATTGAACTGTTCTTCAATATCTGTGTAAGGAAGGTCTTGGCGACTTCGAACTCATACTCATAAGTAAGAGCCTCTATCTTAGACAGAGTTAGTTTGGGTGCTACCAATATTCCATCACCATACAAGTGATATTTGAACTTGACGCTCTTCCCTTTGAATTCTAAATTGTTTGAATTGTTATTAAACACTATATCCTTGTCAGGAGTTAGGTCTAATGCCTTTGATAATTTCTTAACTGAAGGAAGATTCAGTGTGCATGTGTCATCGAAGTCACCTTCTAGGGTGGACCACAAAAACAAGCTTCGATCCTCAGACGAAGAAATCGCATTTATGCGATCATCTTCTACTTTTAGAATTGTAGTGTCGCTTACTTTTGATAAGCCTTCGAGAAAAATCTTGAAATTATCTTTATTAAATTTGAGTGTTTTTGACATTCGGTATCGTTGGTTTCAACTTTGGGATCTTATCCTCCTTTTCCGTTTTGTCAACCAAGCTGATTAATTTAGACAGCTTCTTAGATATCTCTCTCAATAGATCGTTAGTAACATCCATTCCACCTTTCTCAAACGTAAACTCCAACTGATTAGAGAAATCTGTAGTAGGAGGGTTATAGATAGGAGGTGCAGCCGTTGAAGGTGCATATTGAGGTTCAACATACTGTTGTATGTATTGAGGTTCCGCAGGTTGAACATACGACGGTTGCGGTGGTTGGTGAACGGAGGCTTGAGCAAGACGTTGTGCCTGCTCAAGCCCCATTCTGATATTCATACTCCCATAATCCTTATAAGCTCCCGGTATGGGACTCTCAGATGTAAAAGATTCAATCACTTTGGATTGTTGATATAAGGGTCCAGCTATCTCTGCCAATGCGGCAAAGTCATCTGGTGTCATGGGTGGTATGAATCCTGTGTCGTGCATATTAGTCAATATCTAATTCATTAAGCAGATCCGCAACATCTGGATCTACTGCATCGGTAGCGTGAACCATTGGGATGTCATCATCCGGGTCTTCCACTACAGCTTTCTTTTCAGCTTTATCAGCCTTTGGAAGTTGCTTTCTCACTTCCTGTTTTTGTTCCACTTTACCAGCGTGGAAGTGTTCCTGTAACAGATCTTGAAGTTCATCAAAGGTCTTAACAGTGTGGACTTGTCTCAAGTCGTGAACTCTGCTGTAAACGTCATCAATTTCCTCATCGGAAAGATCGATGCTGCTCTTAGTAGAGAAACGTGATTTGATGTAGGTGGTGAACACACCTTGTTCGTCTGCTTTGATCTTAAAGTCACAACCATCTTTTGACAAGTCAAAGATAGCCAAACCAAAGTCGTCAGCACTTTCTCCATTCATTGCATCCTCAACAATGTCTTTAAGTTGTGGTCCCATTGAAAGGATTTTAACTTTACCATTGTTTTCTGGGTTTGCTGGATCGTCAACAACAAGAATGTTGATGAACCATTGTTCTCTTTCCTTGATAGGATTTTCGAACTTCTCGTCCTTAGCTGGACCGGAATCTTTCCATTCCTTATATAGTTTCCATCTTTCTTCCGAAATTGGATCTCGTTCTCCAAATGTTTTTAGAGAGATAGCAGATACGAATGAACCATCCTTTTTAGATGACCATTGGTTTACCCAATGGTGGAAGAATGTTTTATCATCGCCACTTTCTAATCCAGCAACATCTGGGATTAGGCGCACCGTGTAGGTGTGACCCGCAGGGAACTTCATGATATTGGTGTATGCACTGTTTGAAACCCTATCGGTTTTCTTGAGAGCATCCTTAATCTTGTCGAACATATTTACATTGAATTTCTTAGCCATATTATTTGTTTGTTTTTAATTTAGTTTCT